CACTGGTAAAATCATGGTGCTTGGAACCATGTATGCTATGGCTGGGGCTAAGGGGCTTCCGTTCGCTGAAGATATGGAAGACTTGGCTGATACCTTGATGCAACAACTTGGTATGAAGTCAGGTAGCGTCAGAGCTGAGTTCACTAAGATACTCGATGATATACATCCTGGACTTGCGTCGCTTGTAATCAACGGCCTATTCCACCAGTTTGGATTGGCTGGAGATGTTGGTGCCAAGTTCTCTATGGGCAACATGGTGCCAGGGACTGGCATGTTCTTGGCTGGCGCAAAGACAGCTATTGAAAATAAAGATATGACTGGTCCGATGGGTTCATTCGCATTGGACATGGGGGCTACTGCCAGAGATATGGTCATGCTTCCGTTCTCTGATAAGAAGAGTCTTGTTGATATAGCGCGTTCTTCACCAGTCACGTTCCTCAGAACAGTTGGTGACGCAGTGGCCTACAACCAGAACGGTGCAATCGTTGATCGCCGTGGCTATGTGGTAAGTCCAGATATGTCTACTGGTGTGACTATCGCTAGGCTCTTGGGATTCTATCCATCCAAGGCGGCTGACCAGTATGAAGTCATTAAGATTTCTAATCGTATGACTGGCTATCAGAAGGAAGTGACAACGGCTTACCGCCTTGCGCTACTGAAAGCCGAGATGACTGGCGATACAGATCGTGCTGACTCTATCAGGCAAGCCGTTGCCAACTGGAATGAGGAGACACGTGGCACTGTCTACGAAATGCGTAACTTTGAAAGAAGCTACCAACGCATGAAGAAAGAAGCCTCGCGTCCCGCAGAAGTCAGAACCCTAAAGGCCGCTCCGAAAGGATCGCAAGCAGAAATCCAACGTCTGTTTGACTCACTGACAGCGGATTAACTCTTACCACCTTGGATAACATTAAGTGGCGCAGACATGGTAGCTTCGTCTGCGTCATTCAGCACACCAGCAAGACGAGGGTGGCTGAGGCTAACGCCGAGTACGTACTGCTGACCGAGTTTAATGTCAGTATCTTTACCAAGGAAAGCCTTCTCTGACTGTGGCGTAGCATACACACCAGCCACAGTGATCTCACGTACAAGTGTGCGATAGTCGCCACCCTTCGTGGCTAACCACATTCTGAAATGCTTGCGGTCCAGAAGGACTGTGCCTCTATCAAATGGCGCGACCTGAGTTGGGCGATAGAGATCGAACCTGATGCACACACTACCTCTTGGGATACGGTTCGAGTTAGGCTGAGGCTTGTTGGTTCCAGTGTGCATCACTGTGATTGTGTTGCCAGAGTGCTCGTTGATGTACTCGGTGATGATGTCAAACGCATCCACACTGTTCTCCTTCACAGCCTTACGCATTGCGCCGATCTGTTTGAGGATGTGCTCTATGCACTTTGCATAATTGAACTGGATGAGGTCGAGGCTCTTGGCAACCTTACCAATATAATCTGCTAGGAGAATAGCCTGTTCCCAATAACGCTCACTTCCTGTGAACTCACAGTTATATTTGTTGTAGAACTCAGCCTTATGATCTTGGATGGATAGCCGTATGTTATCCTCGCCTAACTCCAGCAGATGCTTGACTATGGCTGGACCAACCGTGCCATAATTTGTTGTGATAAACTCGTACATCTTTTGACCAGCCTCTGTACTACGCACGAGAAGCGGGTGTTTCTCTACGGTTACCTCAAGGAGACGGGCCATCTGTGCATCGGTCTCAAGTCCAGAGGCTACGAGCATGGAACTCATCGACCTATTTGATGACGTTGTTACCACTGTGCTCCATGTTTTGGTGTCGCGTTCCTCTGCATTGCGATTAAGTCTGGCCTTCTCTTTGCCCTGTGATACCGAGTAGAGAAAGTCCCCTACGTCTTTCGACTGCATCATGGTGGTTTCGTCGATGGTAATTGGCAGGTTATTGTACAGACCCATACGGGCATACAGTGCGTTCTGCGTGAACTTGGCTGTATAGTGTAGCTTCTCTGGGTCACCCCATACGGACTGTTGCCAGTACTGGGCGAGTGTCTTACCCGCACCTGTTGGTCCGTATAAATTTATTGTCAGACCTTTGAGGCCAGTGAACTTGTACAGTGGTGCTGACATAGACACGAGCAGAGCGAACCCATGGATGGGCATATTCGCTTTCTCAATGAGTGATGTGAACTTGGACCAGCCATCCACAGTGCCATTGCTTGTGAACATAGGCTCGACTGTACGGTGGGTATTAGCCGCAAACGACGCTTGCTCAAGCACTGCGGAACCATTTGCGTCTAGCTTGAATAGGTTGTCACCAAGGAGGAATTGAGCGTTGCCTTCCTTCCAACCCATTGATGCGTACAGGTTACTCATAGAACGTAACTGACGCAGTTCATCCATGTATGATCTAAGCATGTACTGAAAATTCTCCGTCTGCTTTCTGTTCTGTAGCACGATGCCTTGGTCAGCTATGCATCCAGCAAACTCTCTGCTTGTGTCGTTGAGATATGCCTGTCTAAAGATAAGCGGTTGCCATCCAACATGAGGACGGTTCCACCGATACCGCACAGTCTCATATCCTAAAGTCTCATCCCTGCCGTAGCCCACTGGGTAGATGTCAAACTTACAGACATCTGTATCCACGTCATTGATCGTCATCTTCATGCCGCTTGCCGTGCGCTTGAAGGGCCAAGGAACTGCAATCGTTTTGACTATATCATCTGGTGCGTTCTCATCTGGATCGACAGCGGCGTAGTTCACACTCAGTCTGGCTGGTGTACTCACTCTGTCTTTGAATACGCATCCCTTACACCCGTTCGGGTTCTCACTCTCGAACCGAGAGCATAACGATGGGCCAGTAGTATTAGCCCTAGCTTGCTCCATCTTCCGAATGGTTTCGTTCGGGTCAAAGCTAGGGTGATGCTGGCTCCACTCTATGGCAGTTTGTTCTGGGTTGATACAATATGCAGCTACTCCCAGGGCTGCGTACCACAACGGCTCAGAAATATCTTTCTGGTTGGTTGTTATATGTGTTAGCTGCGCGCACTTGCTTACAATGATAGCGGGGTCTGCGTCTGGGTAGTCAGCCTTTGTCGATAGGCTATCCAATAATGAACTTGTCTTAGGCTTTGATGTGAACACTTTTGTGGTAGGTGCATACTTCGACAATATGTTTTTAAGTGTACCAAGCCCGACTGGCTGTGCGTCGATTATATTTGTTACCGTGTTGCCGCCCTTTGTATTGATGGTTCCAACTGCTCTAAGCACACGTGCGCTATCGGCAGGGACAGCAGGATCAACCTCGAAGTTATGTGCAACCGTTGCGGCCTTCAACATATTGGCGATTGGTTGCCACTCTGATGGATCATACTCACGATCCAGTACCCAGTACACATGAAGTCCATTGCCTGATCGAACGATCATAGGCTTGGGCAATCCGACTTCAGTGATGAAACTACCAAGGGCTTTAAGCCCTTCCTTCCAGTCAGCAAACGGCTTCCACTTCTGCCGCTCCTCATCGAAGCCGCAGTCAACGTCTAGGAACAGTGCCTTCAGCTTGTGGACATTGGCTTGTTTGCGACCACCAGCACGGTCACCGAAAGAAGCTACAGCGTAATATACGTTGTTGCCACCATTGCTCAGGGTAACGAGAGCGTTTGACAATTCCTCAATGGAGTCGAAGAAACCCTGTCTAGCTGGGGCTTTTTTACCATTAACAACTACAGAAACATATATACCTTCAGTCGGCAAAACTCGCCGAAGGAAATCCAGCGTATTCATATCACTCTCCCAAGGCGGCGACAGGGGGTTCCCTACCCCCTGTCTATCCAGTCTACTAATACTGCCCAATCAAAGCAAACAATCTTTCGCTTCTCTGCTTTTGGTCTAGGGCTACGATCTCAGGTGAGGGCCAGCTATGGTCTGTCATAATAGCTAACAACTTACGCACTGACTTCTTGGCTTCTTCCTCGTTCTTGCGGCGCACCGCCTTCCCGCGCAACCAACCGTAGTAGGTAACGCGGGAAACTCCGAGGACTTTAGCCATATCAGAAGACGTTAGCATCATGTGTTTACGCAAAGCCTCGACCTTATGAAAGTCAAGTGGCTTATGCGTCATCGGCTTCTACCTCGCTAAGCAGACCCATGATCTCATCAGAGAGACCACCATCTGCAACCACAGGAGCGGCCTTCGGTGCTGGCTTTTCCTTCACTGGAGCAGGGGCAGGAGCAGGAGTTGCCGCTTTAGCCGCACCAAAACCACGCTTAGGTGCTGGCTTTTCTTCAACGACCTGTACCGGTTCTTCCTCTGGCTCAGGTTCCACCACTTTCTTTACAGGTGATGGACGAGGAGTAGGCGCTGGAAGTGCGGCAAGTTTAGGTTGAGATACACCAATGACTTCCTTGACTTTCTCGGAGTCAAACAAATCTTCGATAGCTTCGAGGGTGCTCTCATCAATGAAGCCAGCCAAACCAAACTGCAGTTTGGGGAACGACGCATCAGTATCAAACGACAGCGTTGTAATCACAATCTCTGGGTCGATACCACGATGGGCGAGTTCTTTCGGGTAGGAGTTGAGGCTTTTCATAGCCGCAGGAGTAACCTCCAACCAGTACACAGGACCAAAT